CTGGTGTCATATGCAATTTTGGTGCATACAACAAAGTGGTCATCATTTTTGTTCGATCATAGACAGGTATTGCTTGTCCATCCAAAAACACTGTTTTTGCTGATAAGAAATCTAATTCTTCAGCTGGTCTTGGTTCTAGTGAATCAGTAGTCGTTGTTACTCCTATTTTATTCCATTCACAAATAATCGTTTTGGCATTGAAAAAATCATGCGCCCAGTCTGAAACTGTCCAAGTATTGTCATCTCCAACAAGTACTTTTGCAGTATTACTTTCAAACTCTTCATAAGAATGATTTACTCTGGATAATTTTGAATCCAGGCATACGCTAACAATGTATACAATATCAATGTATTATCATTAATTGTATTCATTGAACCTGATGGATTTCCTGCCAATTTCATGACTATAATCCCATCTGGTGTTATTATCAATGTGTTTATTAAATTTCTATATACAGTTAATAAACGGCGTAGATTTTCAAGAGTTTGATCCTCTTTTCTCAACATTCTCCAACGCAATCGAGCACATCCCCACATCATATAAGATCGTAGAGATGAATCATACTCGGATTCATCTAAAGCATAACCTTTAGGAAACACTCGCAATTTTCGGTATAATCGGTCCCAATTTCCATTATATGGACTCATACCTACAGCAGATGAAGTCTTTAAATGACTATCATTCATCTTCTCATTCATATCAGAAAACAACCGATTTCCATGAATTGTTATATCTACAGCCATTGCGGTAAATGTGCGAATTTTATTCTGCAAAGTTTTTACAGTGGGTCTAATTTCTTCTTTCAAGGAATTAGTACTAGGACTTGTCCACTCTGGATCAACTGCTAGTCGCTCCCAATCATCATTAATCCATTTTATAAAATCTGGATCTTCTTCAAACAATTGTTTCTTTTTTGGATATTTTAAATTCCAAGGAGCACCCGTAGATGTTGTTTTATCAAGGCCATCAATCACCTCTTCAGCTGACTTAACGCGACTCTCGCTCATGTAAGGGCTGACTTGTCTTTCTGTCCAATCCCATGCTTCATTCATGTTTTCAACCATTGAAGGTTTCATGAAGTAGAGATCTTTTCCATACTTTGACAGTGATTTATAAGCTGCTTCAGGAT